GGTAGAGTGAACTGAAAGATGTGGTACTATGGCCTCATTCCAGATAGCGGCAGATGACTGAGATGAGGGAATTCCCTCCCCAGCCGGACAGAGTACGAGAAAAAAGCAAATGGAAGTATCTAAATTAGTTACCCGGGACGTACCAGGTTGACCCGGAAGTAGAGGCTGAGCTGTAGTAGATTCCAACTGTAAATTTAACTTTTTATTGATTTTATGGGTGAAAGTGAAATCAGCCTCTGATGGATATTGCTTAGGTCCCTGTGTTTGTGCTGTTGGGTTGGCTGTCGCATTTTGTGCGGAACCGGGAGATATTTTACCCCGACGTTCATACAAAACAGTAAAGTTCGTCTTATTAACGGGAGCACGCATTAAGTCGTCGTTAATAAAGGGCTGCAGAGCACCAGTTATATCAGGTAGGCTTTCGGCATCAGTAGATGAAATACCAAAAGTAGACCCAACTTCGTTTTTGAAACCATTGAGACAAAACGGAGCATTTGTAAAACCAGCAGCAGCAGTGTTAATGGCAGGCTGTGGCTTACTCTTAAAAAATATCATACGATAACAGTAGTTCTGTGGCATTTGCTGCCAATCTACGCCGCCGGTAGGAACAGACCTTATAGACGGCATAGTTAGTTTAATCTTAGTTCGCATATACTTACCAAAGATGTCCTGACCGTGGTAAGTTTGGTTATATGCTGATAGACCACCTGCAATATTCTGATTTACAGCGATTGCGTTGATGTTCTTAAATGGGGGCATAGTTTCGTCGTTAATGGCAATGGAGCCACCGACATTAGCTAAGTAGTAGCGAGCCCCCTGGAAAGTATTTATTGCGGTACCCGCAGGTTGATACAAAGTACGTCCAAAGTTCATTAAAGTTTCGGCCTGTCGTCCAATTTCCCGTTTTACCATAGTACGAACCTGCTTTTTAGCAGGAGTGGAAAGGGCCTTTTTAGTCTTTCTACGACGGAAAGCACTGGTAAGCATACGTGCTACTTTCTCCTTAGCGGAGGAGGCGCGCAGACTACGGCCGGATTTATCACCACGGGTTCGGGTTCTATATGGAACGGTAGGCATTTTAATTGATATTTATAATTTATATTATTTTTACAAATTTATATTTTATATTTTTTTTTATAATTTATATTTTTATATTTTTATATTTTAATGAAATTAAGAAAGATTTGTTTTACTGTTAATAACTATTCTGAAGAAGAATTACAGAATCTTAAATTTCATATATACGACCAATGCATTTATGGTATCGTAGGACGTGAAGTAGGGGAACACGGCACGCCACATCTACAGGGATACTGTGAATACAAGAATGCACGCTCGTTTAAAGGACTTAAAGAGATTTATGAGAGAGCTCATATTGAAAAAAAAAGAGGGACCAACGTTCAGGCATCGGAATACTGTAAGAAAGAGAACGATTACTGGGAACACGGAACGTTAAAACCAGAATCACAAGGAAAACGCGGAGATTTACAGAATATATCAGAACATATCCAGGACAACAATGGAATCCGCGATATGATAGAATCAAATCTAATAACGAGCGCACAGCACCTGAACGTAAGTGAAAAATTAATGAAATATATGGAACCACAACGCGATCTAAAACCTTTAGTATATTGGTTATTTGGTTCATCAGGAACCGGAAAGACGCGCGCAGCACATAACGCCTGCCACAATCCCTGGATTAGTAACGGGTCGTTACAATGGATGGATGGATATGACGGTCAAAATGATGTCATTTTTGACGATTTTAGGGCGCACGACGTGGAATTTCACTTTTTCCTTAGGTTATTGGATAGATACCCATTAAATGTTCCCATTAAAGGCTCGTATAGGTCCTGGAGGCCCAAAAGGATATTCATAACGACACCAAAAAGTATATCGGAAACTTTCCAATGGTTAGGCGAAGATTTGAAACAAATTCACCGTAGGGTTGACAAAGAATATGAATTCCTGAAGGATAAAGAAAATAATTTTCACTATGGAACTGAAGTTACTATAGGGTAATACTAACACCTATAGTAACCTTATTGGCGGCGCATCGCACGCCTCGCCGGCGCCTCGCTAACCCGGCGCGCTACCGCGCTTTCGCAGGACTAACCCTTTTAACCCTAACCCTACATATCGGTAAAGGTAAAGGTAGAGTGAACTGAAAGATGTGGTACTATGGCCTCATTCCAGATAGCGGCAGATGACTGAGATGAGGGAATTCCCTCCCCAGCCGGACAGAGTACGAGAAAAAAGCAAATGGAAGTATCT